CTTGATGGTGAAGCTCCAGATAGGCCCATGCTGATATTCTTCGATACGTGCCGGGATACGATACGCACGCTGCCGCTTGTTCAGCATGACGCGGCGAGGGTGGAAGATCTGGATACAAAGAGCGAAGACCACGCGGTAGACGAAACACGTTATGCGTGTGCATCCAGACCGTGGACGAAGCCCGTACCGAAGACCGATGTTCCGCTACGGGGCATTGAATCAATGAGCATCAACCAGCTTTGGGCTAAACAACCCAAGACAGGCGGGCGCATCTAGACCTTAATCGAATACGGGCACATCTGATAAGCCTTGATGGTCCGGGCGTATTCGTTGCCTAGAAACGAATAGATGCAGGTCTTGGTCTGGTTCGTGACGTACTCGCGCACCAGGAACGCAGTCCCCGCCCATGCGGGCGATGTGATGGCGCTGGCTGCTATAGCTACAAGAACAAGTTTCTTCATTGGTCTGTCCTCCTCGGTAGGTGGGGAAGAAGACGATACAACAAATTTGACGGAATTGCGGCGGCGTGGAGCGCAGGAACACACTCCACCATGGGTTTTTCCCTGATTTCCTGACAGCCGCCGTCGCAACTGAATGAGAATTGAGGGGTTTGAATGACAAATATCAGCACGGTTGCCGGCGGTCTGGACGTGTCGAGCAATTCCGAAACCAACATCACCAGCGCAACCACAACCTTAATCAAGTCAGGATCAGGCACGCTTGTTCGCATCATGAACAATCGCAAGGTGGCCAACGGCGTCATCACGATCTACGACAACACAGCGGCGTCTGGCACAAAGATCGGGACGATTACAAACCCGGTCACTCTTCTGGATAGCGCGCAGTCGTTTGAGTACGGGTGCGGGTTCACGACGGGGCTTACCATTGTCACATCGTCCACCGATGATATCACGGTAATCTGGAAATAACGTGGCATCTTCGCAGAATGATCCCAAGCGCCAGGCTGAAGAAGAAGCAGCCACCTACAGGCGCTGGATGGATGAAATCGATGCGGCGAAGAAGGTATTCAAGGAATACGCGGATCGCTGCAAAAAGATCCTGAAGGTCTACAAGGACGACCGCAAGCGCACGGAAGCGTTTGACGAGGCCAAGCAAAGCCACAAACTCAATATCCTGTGGTCCAATATTCAAACTCTCCAGCCGGCCATTTACTCCCAGACCCCGAGGCCGAACGTCTCGAGAAGGTTTCTGGATCGGGATGAGACAAGCCGCACGGCGGCAATGATCCTTGAGCGTAACCTCCAGACGGCTCAGGAACTCTGCGACTTCGACTACGTGATGAAGCGAGTGAGGGATGACTACCTCCTCTGCGCGCGCGGCATTGATTGGGTGCGGTTCTCTCCCGAGATTGGCATGGCTCCGATGCGTGAGCCTGTCTCCAAGATTGATCTGGAAGGGACTGGGCAGTCTGTATTCAGACCATTGAAGGGTGGGGACGAGATTCCCCCCGATAAGGTCAAGGAAGACGAAGAGGGCCTGTACTTTGAGACAGACCCGGAAGAGCAGATCCTCGCCTACGGGTTAGCTCTTGACCACGTGGTATGGAACGACTTCCTCCACGAGCCGGTGAACGACTGGAGCAAGGTAACGTGGGGTGCAAAGCGCGTTCTTATGCGTCGGCCCCAGCTTATCAAGGCGTTTGGCGACGAGATCGGGCGCAAGGTCAAGTTGAACAAGACGTTCAACGGCAAGGAAGCGGACGAAACGTCCTCTGATACCAAGAAGAAAGCCGATTGCGCCGAGGTCTGGGAGATCTGGGATAAGTCGCGTCGTGAGGTGATCTGGGTTACTGACGGGTACGAGCAAGCCCCGGTCAAGAAGCTGAAGGACCCGCTGAGGCTCTCCAACTTCTTCCCGTTTCCTAGGCCCCTTTTCGGAACTACCACGACCGACAGTCTCATTCCCGTCCCTGACTACGCCTTGTATCAAGACCAGGCGCAGCAGATTGACACGATCACAGACCGCATTCGCCTTCTTATCAAGGCCTTGCGTGTTGTGGGGATGTATAATGCAGAGAGCGCTGACCTCTCGCGCCTTCTGTCCGAGACTGACGAGAATGAGATGCTTCCGGTCGAGAACTGGATGGCGTTTGCTCAGTCTGGTGGCTTGAAGACCAATATTGATTGGCTCCCCATCGAGCAGATCCAGAACGTGCTTACTGGTCTGTTCAATGCCCGAGCGCAGTTGAAGCAGGACCTATATGAAGTCACGGGGATCTCGGACATTATCCGTGGGTCAAGCGCTCCGAGTGAGACTGCTACGGCTCAACAGATCAAGGCTAACTTCGGTAACCTGCGTCTTACTGACAGGCAGGCCGAAATGGCACGATTTGCACGCGACACCATGAAGATCATGGCGGAAATTCAGGCCGAGCATTACGCGCCGGAAGCGTTGATTGAAATGTCCGGGGTTGGGGAGATGGAGGAATTCAGAGTACCTCCGCCAAATCCCCAAGACCCTCAGTCCATGCAGGATCATCAGGCCAAGATGCAGGCCCGAGAGCAGAAGTTCATGGAGGCTGTAAAGCTTCTCAAGTCCGACAAGCTGCGCACGTTCCGCATTGATATCGAAACCGATGCAACTGTTGCTCCCGACCAGCAAAAGGAAAAGGAATCGCGGGTTGAGTTCCTCACCGCTGTTTCTCCCTTCCTCGAGAAGTCCGCTCAGGTCGGGCAGATGGCCCCTCAGTTGGTTCCCCTTCTCATGAAGATGCTCGAGTTTGGCATTCGTGGGTTCAGGGCGGGTAGGACGCTTGAAGGCGCTATCGAAGAAACGATTGCTCTGGCCGAAAGCATGCAGAAGCAGGCTCAGGAAGCCCCTCAGCAGGAACCGCCTCCAGATCCGAAGGCGCAGGCCGAGGCTCAGAAACTGAGTGCGGAAGCTGAGGCTCTGACGCAGAAGACGCAGGCCGAGATCCAGAAGGCTCAGGCAGATGCGGCTTATGCCAAGTCCCAGGCTGATCTGAAGATTGCAGACATGCAGGCGCGCGCCACTGAGGCCAACCAAAAGTTTCAGCGCGAAATGATGAAGCTCACGGAAGAGATCGAATTCCGCCGCAAGGAAAACGACCTGAAGATGCGGGAACTCGAGGCTTCGATCCGTCTCAAGGAAATGCAACTCACGCAGGCTAACCAGCCAAAGGTTCAGGACCAAGGTCCGGCTGAACCGGAAGATCCGAATGAGCCGGCACGGGTTATCTCTGAACGGGCAAAGTTCAAGGCTGAGTACAAAAAGGCCCAGTTTGAAATCCAAAAGATGGATTTGGCGCTGGCCGAGCTAAAGCGCCGGGCGGATGCGATGGGTGGGGTTCAGGAGGCTATCAAGGGGTCGATTGACCCCGATGAATTGCTTGGTCTCAAGGACACTCCCAAGCCTGAAGAGCCAAAGCCCCCACAGGAACGAGAGGTGACATTCGTGCGTGACCAGAACGGCGTCATGTCGGGTGCAAGGATAAAGGGTTAGCTTCCATGTCATTAGGCAATACGACCGAAAACGATATCTGTCTGCTGCTGTTCAACGGTACGGCGCTCAGCTGGAATTCGAACACGGATCTGTACATCTCGCTGCACACAGCAGACCCGGGTGAAGGTGGAAACCAGACATCCAGCGAGGCGGCGTATACATCGTATGCGCGCGTTGCGGTTTCGCGCTCTGGATCTGGTTTTACGGTATCAAGCAACACCGCAACAAATGCTGCTCTGATCCAGTTTCCCCAGTGCACGGGCAGCTCGAGCACAATTACTTACGTTGCTATCGGCACCGCCTCCAGCGGCACGGGTCAGATCATTGCGTCGGGTGCTTTGAGTGCATCCCTCTCGGTATCCTCTGGCATTCAGCCTCAGTTCTCTGCCGGCGAACTTGACTTCACCATAGATTGATTATGACCATCTACCGCTACACCTGTTCAGAGTGCGGGCTTGTCACGCGGGTAGAAGATAATCAGTCTTGGAAGGCGTGTGCTTGCGTTGCCCCGGCAGAGGTAGTCAACGAGGAAGAGGAGGCCGCCGATGGGCTTCCGCAACCATAGAGAGATCAACGACGCATTCACGGCTGGCAAATACCGTGTGTTTTCGTTCCGCAAGGTTCCGACACAGACAACTGCTTCTGGCATCTGGTTTGACCTCAGTATGTCCCCAGGGAACCCGGTTCCAAACTACTACGCAGCCACGCCCCTGACATCCAAGCGGCTGGCGCAGTCTTCAGACGGTGGCCTGTTCCATGCGGGAATGTCGAGCCCGGTCACGGTGACGTTTGGCAGTACAGACGCAACCGGCATATTGATGACGACCCCGAGCGATTACCCAAGCTATACGAAATTTCGGCTGAGTACGACGGGATCTCTCCCGACTGGCCTCGCAGTAGACACCGACTACTATTCGATCCGCGTTTCAGCGACGACCTCGCGAATTGCGACTTCTCAGTTTAACGCAGAGCAGGGGATTTTCATCCCGTATGACGTTGTGCTTGGTAGCCTTGGCAGTGGAACACAGAAGCTGCTAGAGCTGCCAAACTCGGTTGAGTATCTGTATCGGTTAAGTGCAATCAGCCTGACGACAACTGCCGTGCCTCTGCCGGCCATTCTCTGTGATTACCTGCTCTATTATCCATTCGTGGATATGAGCGTTACGGACGCGCAGCCGATGATAGTAGGGGAAACACTCTCCCGCTATGCGGATGGGGACGGTGTTCAGATGATGGCGGTGGAGGTGGCAACGCAGGTGGGCGGCGTCTCTTTCAACGTGACGTACACGAATAGCGACGGCGTGGCGGGCAGGGTATCGCGGACCGTCACCTGCAACACGCAGATCAGTATCGGAACAATCATCACAACGGCACAAGCCACGGCTGGGTGCGCGGGACCGTTTATCCCGCTTCAGAGCGGCGACACTGGCGTCCGGTCTATCGAGAGCATCACGTTCCTGTCTGGCGATGTGGGGCTGATTACCTTGGTGCTGGTAAAGCCTCTCGCGACGCTTGGCATCTATGACATCACAGGACCGTCTGAGAAGGACTTCCTGACCCACACGCCAGGCTCGCTGCCTGTAATCAAAGATGACGCATATCTGAACCTGATCGTGTATCCGGTGGGCACGCTTGCCTCGGCTCCGATCTTCGGCACAATAGAAACGGTGTTCACCTGATGGCTGGTTTTTCCTCTTTAGACAATCTTATCAGCAACGTCTCAAACTCGGGAAAGTTCTGGCGCGCGGATTGGAACAAGAACCACGCGACGGGCGGTACTGTCATTGCGGGTTCGTGGCAGTGTCTCGCGGGTGGTGCGGGTAATCCGCTCGCTAACGCACAGCTTGGCGCGGGCACAACGCTGCGTGAGCATCCGATGTATGACTTCACCACGGCTATTGCCTCAGGTGGCATTCAGCACGGCGGAAACGTCAATGCGGCGTGGGATGGGTACAAGGTAATCCTGAACGCGAGTGCGTTCTCGGCAGCTTCGCCTCTCGCTCCTGCCGTCATGATGCTGGTTGACCTTCTGAGCGTCACGCCGCTGCTGAACGCGACTATCAGCACCACAGGCACCAAGACGCTGACCAATACGGAAAACGTTACGTTCTCGTCTTCGTCTGGTCTTTTGATGACAACTGTGGCTGACCTTGACACGTTCACCCCAGTCAGTTTTACCACATCGGGCGCGTTACCGACTGGCCTTGTAGCGGGTACAATCTACTGGACGGTTCGCGTCACCTCGACCACATCGCGTCTCGCGACCACGCTGCAGAACGCTATTGCTAACACAGTGATCTCCTACACAGACGCGGGCTCCGGCACCAACACCTTCTTCCAGCGCACCCCGCGCTATTCGGATGGTGCTGGTGTTCAGGCGTTTCTGACAGCATCAACAAACGGCACAGCGGGAACTACCACGTTCCAGCTGACCTACCAGAACAGCGCGGGCACCAATTCGCGCCTGACACCATCGTCTCCGGTACTGCCGACCAACACAGCCGTCAGCCCACTATTGACGATCCCCTATTCGGGCCTCGGTTCGGGCAAGTACGGGCCATTCATGCCGCTTCAGGGGGCGGACGCAGGCATTCGCAGGATTCAGGACATCATCCTGGCATCTTCTGGCGTCACAGCCGGGGTTTACAATCTCTGCCTTTGCAGACCGTTGCTTACACTTCCGATCACTACACTTGGTGTGGCTGCTGAGCGCGATCTGGTGAACCAGCTTCCTTCAATGCCCCGCGTCTATGACGGCGCGTGCCTTGTGTGGCTGATGTATTCAGGCGCAGCAACGCAGAACAACGCCTCGATCTACGGACACCTCGATTTCGGTTGGAGCTAGAGTGTGGCTCTGCACGGCAACTATACGATCCACACAAAGAGCAATGGAAGGTGGTTCGGCGGGTCGAGCACGGCTCACGCCTCGGGCATAGCCTCGGCGCAGGTCTACGTCAGGGATAACTGGGGGCGGGGCGGCGCGCTGCGTAACTGGGCCATTCAGGATGGCTCCGACACCATAGAGCTTCTGAGCATTCCAGCAGGCTATTCCGGCGAAGGCTGGTTGATGCCAATCACGGCAGGCTCCCTTTCCGCGCATGAGACGATTACCTGCGAGGCAAGGCTGACCGCAGCCGGGGCGCGAGGTGTGAATGCGGAGGCCACAATCGAGAGCACTAGCTCTCTTTCGGGTACTGCGGCGCTGGTGGTGTCGGGATCTGCGGCGCTAACTGGAACAGGAGCACTATCAGGTAACATTGTAGCCGCTCTCGCTGCATCGGGTGCACTCAGCGCAACTGGATCTTTAGCGGGTACATCGGTTGCCAAGGGGTTTATGTCATCAACCCTCACGGCCACGGGCTCCCTAAGCCTTACAAGCTACGCGGTCGGGTACATGAGCGCCTCTATCCAGCCTCCAACCCAATTGGAAGCGGCGGAGTTCAGTTCCTACGTTCTAGACACTGAAAACGTGGAAACTGGCCTGACAGTCAGAAACGCGCTCAGGCTCATGGCAGCAGCGATGGCGGGTGAGATTAGTGGAGCGGGCACAACAACCATCACGATCCGCAATGCGGTCGCTGATGACAAGGATCGCATCCTGGCCACGGTCACGAGCGAGGGGAACAGAACGGCACTGACTTACGACTTGTCAGATAGCTAATGAGCGGCGGGGACCACTTCCCTGACAGATACTTCCCGGAGCGTTACTTTCCGGAGCGGTACTTTCAGGGTGGCAGTGCAGATCCAAATGCAATGTCGGCCTCACTCACGGCCACATCTTCACTAACGGGTTCTCTATCTTACATAGATCACGGTCAAGTGGTCATTGAAGCGCCTTCCCAATCTACCGGGGGAGGCGGAGCTGCTCACTGGTACAGGGGCAAGTACCGGGGCGAGCTTAGAAATACGATACGCAAGGCGCTGACCGACCTCACGTCCGCAAAGGACAAGAGGAAGCGGAAGAAGGTTGCGCGGAAGGTAGCGGAGATCATCCGCCCCGCCTTTGATTTCTGGCCGGCGTTCCCGGCAGCGGTCAAGGTTGAACTCGCGCCGCT